GGTCGTGATCTCGCCGAAGGATAACGAGTACTTCGACAAGGTTCAGGCCTCGACAGGCGCACACCTTACGCCGCGCAAGCGCGCTTGGTACGTGCTGATGCGCGAGAAGCAGGGCGCGGACATGAAACGCGAGTTTCCGTCGACGCCTGACGAGGCATTCGAAGCATCGAACGAGGGCGCCTGGTATCGCGAGCAGTTCGACCGCATGCGTCTCGATGGGCGTATCTGCCGCGTGCCGTACGAGTCGGGCGAGCCCGTCAATACCTTTTGGGATCTCGGCGCGAACGACACGACGGCTATCTGGTTTCATCAACTGATCGGCCCTGAACACCGTTTTCTGCGCTGCTATGAGGCCAACGGCCGCACGCTCGACCACTTCGCGCAATACCTCACGTCGACCGGCTACAACTTCGGCAAGCACTATCTGCCGCACGACGCCACACACAAGCGCCTGCAATCGGGATTCCAGAACCGCTCGATCGAGGAAATGCTCAACGATATGGGCGTGCGCAATACGGAGATCGTGCCGCGCATTCAGGACGTGACGGTGGGCATCGCGCAGACACGCATGGCGCTGACCTCAGCCTACTTCGACGCTGAAGGCTGCAAGGAAGGGCTCGACCACCTAGAAAAGTATTCGAAGGAATGGGACTCGCGCGCCGGCTGCTGGAAGGACTATCCGAAGCACGACGCGCATTCGAACGCCGCCGACGCGCTGCGCCAATGGGGCCAGCACTTCAAGTCGATCCGTAAGGATGACTGGGGCACGCAACTCAACTATCCCCGCTACAACTACGCATAATGGCCGACCGCAAACGCATGACCGACGACGAGCTTGGCACGATCGTCGATGCCGAACTGCGCCAGTCGATCGCCTATATGGGCGGCCGGCTGTCTGAAATGCGCCGGCGCGCCGAGTATTACTACCTCGGCGAAGCCGTTGAGGATCTGGCGCCGCCGCCCGTTCCTGACCGTTCCGCTGTCGTCTCGACCGACGTTGCCGATGCCGTCGAATGGACGCTGCCGCAATTGATGGAAATCTTCACTGCCGGTACCGACGTCGTCGAGTTCGTCGAGCGTCAGCCGCAGGACGAAGGCGCCGCGCAGCAGATGACGGAAGTATGCAACTACGTCTTCTACCAGCAGAATCCGGGCTGGAACATCCTGCACGACTGGATCAAGGACGCGCTGATCCAGAAGAACGGCATCCTAAAGGTCTGGTGGGACGACAAGGTCGACGAGACGCGCGAGGAATACCGCAGCCTCACCGACGCGCAGATGACGATGATCCTGCAGGATCCGGAAGTCGAGCCGGTCGAGCATTCTGCCTATCCCGATGCGGCCGCAATGCAGGCTGCACAGGCGCAATTCGAACAGATGCAGCAGCAATATGCGCAGGCCGCACAGCAGGCGCAACAGCAGGGCCAGCCGTTCAGTGCGCCGCCTCCGCAGCCGCCCAATCCGGCGCAGATGCCGATGCTGCACGACGTGACGCTCAAGCGCACGCGCAAGAACGGGAAAGTCTGCATCGAGAACGTGCCGCCCGAAGAATTCTTCATCTCGCGTCGCGCGAAGTCGATCAGCAACACGCCGTTCTGTGGCCATCGCAAGCAGAAAACGCTGTCCGAGCTGCGCGCTGATGGCTACGAGAACGTCGACGATATCTCGTCCGACACCGAAGGCGACCTGAATCCTGAGCGTATCGAGCGTCTTGCATGGGACGACGATTACGCATGGACCGGTTCCGACGGCACCGAAAGTATGGACCCGTCTGGCCGCGTCGTATGGATCACCGAATGCTATCTGCGCGTCGATTACGACGGCGACGGCATCGCGGAATGGCGCAAGGTCACGCGCGCGGGCGGCAAGACGCTGCGCAACGAGGAATGCGACGGCCCGTGCTTCGTCAGCAACACGACGATCCGCCTGCCGCACCGCTTCTTTGGCCTGTCGCTGGCCGACCTCGCCATGCAGTCGCAGCGCATCTCAACGGACATCTGGCGCGCAATCCTCGACAACATGCACCTGCAGATCAACGGCCGCACCACGGCGGTTGAAGGTCAGGTCAATCTCGACGATCTGCTGACGAACCGGCCGGGCGGTGTGGTGCGCATCAAGCAGCAGGGCGCAGTGCAGCCGCTGCAGCAGGGTATGGGCGATATGGCCGGCGCGTATCAGGCGCTCGAGTATGCCGACACCGCCAAGCAGGAACGTACGGGCGTAATGAAGCTCACGCAGGGTAGCGACGCCGACATTCTGAACAAGACGTCGAGCGGCAACGCGCGCATGACATCGCGCTCTGACATGCGGATCAAGCTGATTGCGCGCGTGATCGCCGAAGGCGGCATGAAGGATCTCTTCCTGATGATCCAGAAGCTGCTCGCGCAGTATCAGGACAAGCCGATGACAATCAAGCTCACGGGCGGATGGGTCGACGTCGATCCACGCGCGTGGCACAACCAGTACGACATGGTAGTGAATGTCGGGCTCGGCACAGGCGACAAGACGGAGATTGTCCAGCATCTGACGGCGATGGGTCAGGCCCAGAAGCAGGCGTTGGAGATCGGCGTAGCGACGCCGCAGAACATCTACAACACGCTCAGGAAGCTGCCGCCCGCGCTCGGCTACAAGAACGCCGACGACTTCTTCACCGACCCGACAAAGGCGCCGCCCAAGCCGCCGCAGACGCCGATCGAGCTGCAGAAGATTCAGGCGCAGGCGCAGGCGGATGCCCAGCTTGAGGCGCAGCGCCACCAGTTCGAGATGGAAAAGGTGCAGTCCTCGCAGCAGATCGAAGCATTCAAGGCGCATCTGGATCAGCAGACCGCGATCATGGAGCAGCGCGCGCAGGCCGCGCAAGCCGCTCAAGAGAACGAGCTTGAAGCGCAGCGAGACATGATGCGCGCGCATCTGGAGCAGCAGTCTCAGCGCCTGCAGATGATGTTCGATGCTCAGATGGAAGAACTGAGGCAGAGCGCCGCCGTGCAGATCGCGCAGATCGGCGCCGCGAGCCGCATCGAGGTCGCTGAGACAGCCGCTGAAACGACCCTGCAGGGCGCGCAGATCGCTGCCGCCAATCAGGCCAGCCAGCAACCGGAAGAATGACCATGCCTAGAGGCCAATATGAGCGTCGACCCAGAAATGCAGTTGCTGAAGGAGATGGACCGCGGGCAGCAGGCACTGGACCTGATGTCGCACCCGCTGATGGCGGAAGCGTTCGAGTCGATCCGGCAGTCGTACCTGACGCAATGGGAGAACAGTCCGGCGCGGGACACGGAGGGCCGGGAGAAGATCTGGACCTATCTGAAGCAGTTGGATGCGCTGAAAGCGCACCTGACGACGGTGATGGAGACGGGCCGGATGGCGCAGGAGCAACGCAGCCTGATGGAGCGCATGAAAGCTGGGGCGCGTTCTCTGATGCGCTCGGCGTGATCGAGCATCGTCACAAGCGCTGCCGGATCGTGCACGTATGGCATCCGGCGCCGCGCGGCGAACTCTGGTACGGCACATATGGCAACGCGCCGGTATCGATCGGTGCACCCGCCTTTATGTGGAACACGGGCGAGACGATCGCCCTCTGAATGAACCGAATTCTGACCCAAGCCCGCATGGAGCGATCCAGCGGGCTTTTTTCATTCCTACGCCACCCGCAAGGGCGCGAAAACGGAGCCAACCGTGAATATCTCGAAACTGCTTAAGAACCTGTTCCGCTCGATGCTGATGTTCGCTGTCGATGGTGACGGCGGGGGCGCTGCGCCCGTCGATGCCAGCGCGCCGGAGAACGATTCCGGTGTGATGGACCTGTTGACGGAAATCGTCGACAACGGCGCGCACGAAGACCGCGACCCGGCAGAGCAGGACGATCCCGACGAGTCGACGCAGGCCGAAAAGGATGCAGCCGCCGCAGCCGCGAAGGAAGCCGACAAGACCTTCAAGCTGAAAGTGAACGGCGAAGAGCGCACATACACGGAAGCCGAACTCATCGTTGCCGCGCAGAAGGCAGAGGCCGCCGCGCAGCGCTTCGAAGAGGCCGCGAACATCCGCAAGCAGGCAGAGCCGGAACTGGCCGCCGCGCGCCAGGAGCGCCAGCATCTGAAACAGGTGCTCGATGTTTTCGTACCGCAGTTGCAGCAGATGTTGCAGGTCAACGCACCCGACCCGCAGTTGATTAACACGAACCCGCAGGAGTACATGCGGCAGAACTACGCCTATCAGGAAGGGCTCAGCCAGTTGCAGCAAGCACAGGCGGCGCAAGCCGAACTCACGCGACGCGAGCAGCAGGAACAGGCCCGCCAGTTTCAGGTGCGTTCTGCCGAAGAGCAGCAAAAGTTGCTCGGTGCGCTCCCGGATTGGAAGGACCCCGCCAAAGCGAAAGAAGAGGCGACCGCCATCGATGGATACCTGCAAAGCGCGGGCTTCAGCGATCAGGAACGGAACAGCCTTATCGACCACCGCAGCATCCTGGTGGCCCGCAAGGCGATGCTTTACGACCAGTTCATGAAGCAGCAGGCGCAGGCGACGCAGCGTGTCGAAAAGCTGCCGCCGAAGGTTGAGCGACCCGGCAACGGCATTCAGCCCGGTGACGGCCGCACGCGAGCCATGAAGGACCACGCCCGATCCGGCAGCGTGGAATCAGGCGCCGCTGCAATCCTCCAGTTCCTCGAATAAGGAAGACGCAAAATGGCAGCCCCGACTAATACCCTCCAGACATATCAGGCCATCGGCAACCGCGAAGACCTGACCGACGTCATCTATCGCATCGCGCCGACCGACACGCCGTTCATGAATGGCATCGGCAAGACGAAGGCGAAGAACACGCTGCACGAGTGGCAAACGCAGGATCTGGCCGCCGCGGCAAACAACGCACAGGTCGAAGGTGACGACGCGACGGCCGACGCCGCGACGCCGACGGCTCGCCTGAACAACCGCACGCAGATCTCGCGCAAGACGGTCATCGTCTCGGGCACGCAGATCGACGGCATGGACCCAGCCGGCCGCAAGAATGAACTCGCGTATCAGATCAGCCTGAAGGGCCTGGAACTGAAGCGCGACATGGAAACTGCGCTGTGCCAGAACACGACGACGGTCACCGGCTCGTCGAGCGTTGCGCGTCAGTTGCGCGGCCTCGAAGGCTGGGTCGCGACCAACAACGACCTAGGCGCAGGTGGTGCTGCCCCGAACTACAACACGAACACGGCACCGACGGACGGTACTCAACGCGCGTTCACGGAAGCGATGCTGAAAAACGTGATCCAGCTTTCGTGGGCACAGGGCGGCAATCCCGGCACGATCATGCTGGGCGGCACGCAGAAGCAGACGTTCTCGACCTTCACCGGTTCGAGCACGCGCTTCGACAAAGGCGAAGACAAGCAGCTGACCGCTGCCGTCGACGTCTACGTGTCGGACTTCGGCACGCTGCGCGCGGTCCCGAACCGCTTTCAGCGCGCACGCACGGTGTTCGTGCTGGAAATGGGCCGCTGGAAGACGGCGTTCCTGCGTCCGATGCAAACGACGCCGCTCGCGAAGACCGGCGACGCTGAAAAGCGCATGCTGATCTGCGAATACTCGCTCGAAGCCGGCCAGGAAAAATCGGGCGGCGCAGTGCGCGACGTGCTGTAAGCAACAGAGTCTCCACGGCGGTACTTGGGGCGTCCTACGGGGCGCCCCTTTTTTATAGAGGCGTCGAATGAAAATGCAGATCTTTGCCACCGGCACGACGATTACGACGGGTGCCGCGTCCGCGAGTGCGACGATCCCGAATACCTCGAACGGCACGCTGCCGAAGTATGTGCGCGTGGCGGCCACCGCTGCGGCCTATGTCAAGATCGGTCCCGGCACGCCGACGGCGGCGGCAGGCGACGCGCTCGTGCAGCCTGGCGACTCGCTGATTCTCGCGGTTGCGGGCGCAACGAAGATCGCAGCGATTCAGGTCACGGCGGCCGGCATCGTGCAGATCAGCCCGCTTGAGGACAACTGACATGGGCGGCATCGTCACGCGCTTCCACTATGCGCCTGAGACGGACACGACAGCCGTCGAACGCATCCAGGACTGCACGCCCATCGTTGATACCACGAAGGCCCTGCACAACGAGGGTATCCACGGTTCGAGCGAGATGCGCCACGCCGCGCGCCTGCCGATGGTGATCGTCGAGCAGTACTGCAACGAGCGCGGCATCGGCTTCGACGAGTTCATGCAGAACGACGCGCATCTGCGCGCGGTGCTGAACGATCCGGCGCTGGCTGCGTTCCGCATCTGGCCGGGGAAGATCTGATGCCATTCGCCTCCTACGCAGATCTGCAAACGTCAGTCGGGCGTTGGCTCAAGCGCACGAACCTGAACGACCAGATTCCCGACTTCATCTCGCTCGCCGAGGCGCGTCTCAACCGGCGTCTGAGCGTGCGCCAGATGCGTACGTGGCTCACCGTCACGCCGTCGACGAACTTCGTCACGCTGCCGGGCGATTACAACCGGGCGATCCGCGTCATGTATGGCGACCAGCGGCTAGACTTCACGTCTGAGAACATCGCCGATCCGATGATGACGGAGGGCGGCCAGTGGAATCAGTTCACGATCGCGGGCAACAAGCTGTGGCTTCTGACGCAGATCGACGGCACGACAAAGCTGACGCTG